ACTATTACTTAAAGGGCTCGAAAGAGCCCTTTTTTTTTGACTTTTTTAAAATAATACGACATATCAGTAACTTACAATGTGTAATATATGTGTAAAAAGTTGTACATTTATGTAAAAAGATGTATATTACTTATATGGGAAATAAATTAAATAACAAAAAAGGAGAAAATATGAGTAAATCAGCACATGATGTTTTTAAAGCACCTGTTAGCCAAGAAGATTTGGTAATAGCGTGGCACACAGTTGGTTTTGATAAATACATCAAAACATTAAGCGAAATGTACGACATACCTGTAGATCAATTCTATGATGCTTGTAAAGAAGAACAAGAGGTTCGAGATGAAATTGTAGGTAACTTTGCTAAAGGCATGGAGGTAGCGTAATGAGATCATTAAAACATTTAAAACAGTATTCACCTGAGTGGGATGAGGTTATGAACCTAGAGTTAGAGGTTGTAGCCAATGCTTACAATTACAAAGATGGTGAAAAGTCTAAATATCCTAACCCTATGTACAGCATTAAACTTCCTAATGACATGACAGGCATGGAGTTGTATCAATCAATGGATGGCGACCAACCTATGTACCCTGCTACTAGCTACTTAAATATGTTAGAGCAATATGACCTTTATCACGATGATGGCTTGGCTGACTATCCTCGACATGGTAATACCAAGCGTATTTTCTATCATGATTTTGAGAAAGCACATGCTTCTGTTTACTTCTTAAAAAAGCATTATGAATTTTTAAAAGAACAGGAGGTAGCGTAATGTTTTATTTAAAACACGATTTAAACCCTGTAGAAGAAAATAGCACCTGTACCACTGGTGCTGTTATCTTTGACAACAAAGGCTGTTCTACATCAGGTGGTCATTACAATGGCAACAAATGGAAAGATCACTGGCAAGTAACTGAATCTTGTTATCACAAAGTCATTGAGTTTGGTTCTATCATAGACAAAAAAGTTCATGTGGTTGTTACATGCAACAGGTGTAAAGGCACTGGTCAAACATCAGAGTGGATGGGCAAAGAACAAGTCTTCTTGCCTGATGGCAGAACCTCCATACAAAGTGTGTACGAAATGGTTGATTGTCACAAATGTGAAGGTACTGGTAAGTTTGAGAAAGATGTTGCTGTTATTGGTCAGGTTGCAAAAGACAACGAACAAGCAAGAAGAGATGAAAAAGCAAGAATCAAACAAGAAAAATATGAGGCTTGGGCAAAAAAAGTTGCTGAAAGAGAATACAATTACGCTCTTATTTGTTGGGCAAATGACATAAAAAGATACGCAAAAAAATATGACATTTTGCAATCACCAAAATTACCTACTGATAAAAGAACCACTATTGTTGGTACAGTCATTAGCAAAAAAGAGGTTGATGGTTACTTTAGCTACTCACCTACTACATTTAAAATGTTGGTTGAGCTCGATACAGGACAAAAGGTCTTTGGTACTTGCATCAGAGTCAATGAAAAAGGTAGTGGTGACTACAAATGGTATGTCGAAAAAGGCGACATCGTAAAGTTTGATGCTCAATTACAAGAGCCAAAAGATTGTGATGGTTCTTTTTACTTTTACAAAAGACCAACCAAATGCGAATTAGTAAAGAGTGCACCACCTGTATGAACCCATAAAACTTAAAACATTCTATTTGCTAAATCATACTCCAAGGAGTATGATTTTTAGTATCTAGGATATTATTAACTTGTTCTATCGACTGACCTAGCAGACAAGCCAAGACAATAGAACTTATTTCCTAGGAGGAAATTATGGCTAACACAACTTTTTCAGGACCAGTCAGGTCTGAAGGTGGTTTCGACATCATTAGTAAGGCTTCAAGCACTGGTGAAATTAGCGATGTATCACAGTTAAACGATGCTACCAAAAATACTGGTCGATATTACTTATCAACTTATTTTGAAAAAAGACCAGCACTCAATGCAAACATTGACCAAGCCTATACTGTTGAAGTAGCAAGAGCTGCAAGTAGAAGTTTTGAGGTTTTAGGAACCAACATGACTACTGCTTTAGCTACTTTTGATACTACAAGAGCAGGTCTTACTATCACAACTGCTGGTGCTGACCAAGATCAGGCGATCATTGCTCCACACTTAGACACAGATTTTACAGCTTGGACAGGAGTGTTATGGGGTTCTGAGAACCAAACACAATGGGAGTGCTCAGTGTCAACAAATGCAATTGATAATCAAAAATGGTGGGCTGGATTAAAGCTAACCAACGATCAATTGGTCGCCACAGACGCTGACCAAGCGTTCTTTAAGTTCCAAACTGATGCAACAAACTCAGAAGCATTTACTGATTATACATTGCTTCATTTTGTGCATAGCATAGGTGGTACTGATTATATTAGTGCTTTACCTATTACTGTAGCTGCAAACACAACTTACCATTTAAGAATAAAAATTGATTCTGATAGGAAATTATCTATGTTTGTTAATGGCATACAATATAACATCACAACTACTGCTGGTTCGACTGGCGGTACATCAGTGGCAAAAGGTACTACAAAATCAACAGCTATGACTGATGATATTGACTTTATACCTTACATTGGAATAGAGGCAGGAGCAGCAGCAGCCGAAGCACTTGATGTTCATTATCAAGCAATAAATAGAATTATATTCGAGTAAACTAGGAGTTAAGTATGGCTGATGTAGTAACATCACAAACCATTCAGGATGGGCAACGCAAGGCTGTTATGAAGTTCACCAATGCCAGTGATGGCAGTGGTGAGTCTGCGGTAAAAAAAGTTGATGTATCAGCTTTAAATTCAAACTCAGCAGGCGTTGCCTGTACTTCAGTTGCAATCGCAAAGGTATGGTGGGCAACAACAGGTATGGGTGTCAAAATTGATTTTGATGCCACTACCAATGTTTTAGCTGTAACCTTACCTGCTGATTCAACTGGTGACGAGTATTACGATGATTTTTCAGGTATTCCAAACAATGCAGGCAGTGGTGTAACAGGCGATCTTGATTTCACCACAGTAGGTCATTCTAATGGCGATACTTATGTCATTATTCTTGAATTAATTAAAAACTATGGATAGATGGCAACATCAAACAGTAAAAATTTTGAACCTGATGTAGGTGAATTTGTAGAAGAAGCCTTTGAACGATGTGGTTTAGAGCTTCGCACAGGTTACGATCTTAAAACAGCACAAAGAAGTCTTAATCTTCTGTTAGCAGAATGGGCTAACAGAGGATTAAACCAGTGGACTATTACCCAAAAGACTGTAGCCATGGTTACAGATACCACTTCTTATAACATTGACACCACTAATAGCACAGCACCCATTGATGTTTTAGATGCTTTTGTTAGAGAAACCATTGGCTCTGATGTAACTGACATTGCTATGGCTAGAATTAGTCGTTCACAATACTCAGCTATACCTAACAAAGCACAAACAGGTAAGCCTAATCAGTTTGTTATAGACAAACAACTATCTCCAACCATTAGTGTTTATCCAACACCTGATAAGTCTGCAACATACACTGTGTACATGAATGTGCTTACACGCATGGATGATGCTGATGTAGGTGCTAACACCATGGATATGCCTTATAGGTTCTATCCATGTTTAGCGGCAGGTCTTGCCTATTACATATCTCTTAAGAAAGCACCTGAAAGAACACCTATGTTAAAACAGTTGTATGAAGAAGAGTTTTTGCGAGCCATGAATCAGGATGAAGAAAGAGCTTCGTTTCGTGTTAGCCCTGATCTAAGGAGTTATAATTCAGCCTAATGAGTGCGTTTGCAAGTAATAAAAATGCTTATGGAATTTGTGATATAACTGGTTTTCGTTACAAATTAATAGACATGAAAAAAACATGGAATGGTCTTTTGGTAGGACCTGACCAGTTTGATCCTAAACATCCACAGATAGAACCAAGAAATGTAGCTACCGATCCTCAAGCATTACAAGACCCAAGACCTGATACATCAGATGACAACAATTTTTTTACAGTTTATACCAATGTTGGTTTGGGTAAATTAGGCACACAATTAACCACTTACAAAGTAACTTGTAGTGTTGGTTCTGTTACTATTACAACATCATGAGTTTTACATACGCAACATTAAAGACAGCGATAGGTGATTATTTAGAGTCTGCTGAAACTACTTTTACAACAAATTTACCTACTTTTATTCAAGAAGCAGAAGAAAGAATATTAAAATTTGTTGAGTTGCCTGAACAAAGAAAGAATGTACAAGGCGTAACCACAGCAAGCACTCGTTTTTTAGCTTGTCCTAGTGATTTCTTGGCTCCTATGAGCCTAGCCATTGTTTCAAGCGATACTTACACCTTTCTCGATTTAAAACATGCTTCTTTTTTAAAACAATACAGCCCTACCACAACTGTTACAGGTCAACCTAAATATTACTCAATCTTTAGCCAAGACTCTTTTTCTCTTGCACCTGTACCTGATGCAATTTATACAGTAGAATTACATTACTTATATAAACCATCTTCTTTAACAAGTGGTAGTGACAGTGGAACGACAGTTCTTAGTACAGATTATCCTGATGCTTTACTCTATGGAAGTTTAGTTGAAGGTGCAATTTTTCTCAAAGAGACTCCTGATGTCATTGCTCAGTTTGAAGCAAGATTTAAAGAGGCAATAATGAGAATGAAAAATTTATCAGAAGGTAGAGATACTAGAGACGAGTACAGATACGATAGCCTACGCTCAGTAGTATCGTAATGAAACCAATCAAATCGCTTAAGGGCAAGAGAATTGCCTTGTTAGGTCTTGGCATATCACAAATAGATTATGTGATTGGCAAAGAAAATGGTAAAGAATGGGATGAAGTTTGGGGTATTAACTCAGCTTGTAGCGTTTTTAACCTAGATCGTTTATTTATGATGGACCCTGCTAGTCGATTCTTAGACAGTGATGATGCAGGCAAACAAACTTTGGTAATGCGTAAGATGTTGCCTGAGATTAAAATACCTGTTTATACCTGTGAACTAGACAAAAGAGTGCCAAAAGCCACTCTGTTTCCTATAGAAGAAGTTGCTAACGCTACTCAGTGTGCTTACTTTAATAACACAGTAGCCTATGCTTTAGGTTTTGCTATGTGGAGTGAAGTAGAGTCTATTGATCTATTTGGCATAGATTTTTCTTATAGAAACGATTTGCATTTTGCAGAAGCAGGCAGAGCTTGTGTTGAATTTTGGCTATCTAAAATGATGGATCATGGCATCACAGTAGGTGTTAGCCCTAGATCAACAGTTTTAGATGCTGATGTACCACCTGTAGAAAAACTTTATGGCTATCATCGTTTAGAAAAACCTTTTGTTACTGTTATTCATGGTAATAAGTGGATTATTAAACCTTACGATGAGGTAGACAAAGATTTACAAAAAGAAGGTTTTACACTTCAAGATCATGAATTACCACCTGAGCCTTACAAGGGATAATGTCAGATAGTTTTATACAATTAGGTCAGGTAGAGGTTTTTACCACAGAAAATAAAGGTCATGATCCTGAATTTTGGGCAAAACAAACCACTGAAAAAATTTTAGGAATATCAGAAAATGCACCTGAACATATTAGATTGCAAGCTGAGGCTTTCAAAAATCATATTTATAGTATAATCTTATCTAATATGAACAATGCGATAGAATCTAAAAAGGTTACTATGGTTGGTTTGTTAACAAAACAAGGTCATGAAGACATGGCTAAGATTATAAAGGAGCTATAAATGGCAATTACATCAGCAATATGTTCTAGTTTTAAACAACAAATTCTTGTAGAAGGACACAACTTAACTAATGGAGCAGACTCTATTAAGTTAGCACTCTACACTTCATCAGCAACTTTGGGAGCAGGTACTACTGTATATGTCACCACAGGACAGGCTACAGGTACTAATTACAGTGCAGGTGGTAACGCATTAACCAATGTCACTCCTGCTTTATCAGGAACC